TTTTAACAATTTTCCGGGATCATTATTGAATCTTTCCCGGATATATGGATCCAATTGCATGAACATTTCTTCTGCATTTTGAATTACGTGTAGAGCTTCTTGGAAAGTAAGCTCTTGACTTACGTCACCATATTGTTGAGGCTGAGGAATTGGTATGTACCCGGTTTGTTCCATTCGTTTGACTATGTTATTGATATTTACTTCTTCTCCGAAGTGTTGTTGAGCACATATTTCGGGATTAAGGTTGATTGTTCCGGGATCATCGATCCGAGTATGTTGGTTACGAAGGATTAGAGTCATTTTTGACCTCCGGTTGATTAATTAGAGCCTCAGCCTCTAATTTTTGTTTTAAGAGTGTATTTTTAATAGTTGTACAAGACATTACAAATTTTGGATAAACAAGATTTTCGAATTTAGCAGTAACGGTATCAAGTGTACCTATTTGAAATATTTCGAAATCCTCTGAAAATTGAGATAGCCTACTAGTTGGGTCTTGCATAGCACCTTGAACGGTACGTATTGCTTGGATAGCATTTTGAACGAAGAAAGGGAATTCATGTTGTTCGATTTTAGTGTCTCGTATTGTGAATAATTCTACTAACATAATTCTAGACTCCTTTTTAATTGGTTGAATTGTCGTTGTTTTAATTCTTCTTTGACTATAAGACGTTCCCACGTATTGTCTTTTTCGTTTTGTTTTACATATTTTTTCCTTTTGGTTAAAAGTTTTTGATATTGTACAGGATTTTCTTTCTTGATGATATCATTATAATATCTTGGGAGTGAAATCTGCAATGTTTTTTTTAATATTATTTTATCTGTGTTAATTACATCAGATTTGTATTTGTCAAGCCATTCTCTTGCGAGGCCGGGTTTTCTTGACATAAGAGCGAATTCAGGGATTCGTTTTCCATAGTGTTTATTTGACATTTCCCCAGTAATTTTTTTAGTACAGTATCTTGCAATATATGCAGCGCTTTCAAATGTGACATCACCTACTAAGCAGTGTCCTTTTCCCCAAAGGCTTGTCAATTCTTTACTTTGATATAAATTAATGTTATCTTGACTTTTAAAAATTGTTTTATCTGGAAAATTATAGCCGAATATAGCGGCATGATAGTGTGGACGTTGTCCCTTTTCACCATATTCCCCACATCCGTAATATCTTACTTTTTTGCCTTCCGAAGTTTTATTTCTTTGCAGTTTTTTTATAAACTTTTGGAAGTCTTTTTTTATTAATGTATTATTCTCGGGAATATTTTGATTGTTATAAGTTAAAGTTATGAATGAATTTTCTTGATAGAGAGAAGCTTCTAAGACGCATCTTACTGCCCATTTTCTAGAATGTTCAAGTTTACATCCAATGCATTTTCCGCATGGTATTACAACTTCTTGATCATGATAGCCTTGTTTTACATTAAAAACAATTGGCCAAGAACCCGTTTCGGGATTTCGACCTTGGCGACTACGATATGCTATTTGTGGATGATAACAGGGCATTATTTCCTTAGTACTTGTGATTGAAACGCTCCCCCCGTGTCGGCATTTATTGGATTATACCATAGAAGGGAGCTAATTCAACCACAAGTTTTATTTAGATACGATAACCGCCTCTAAGCGGGTTTACGTGATTAGTACGATGGCTTTTAAAGCCACGTTTGAAGGATTTTCTACTTGATCTTTTTGATATACGAAACCTACGTTTCATGTTTTACCTCCTTTCTAGAAGTGTCCTGTAGCTCCGGTGGGACGATTTTTATAAATTTTCTTAATTTTTTCTTTTGTTGCGTTAAAATCCGGAATACCTTTGATAATAGGCTCAAACCATTTAAACCCAAGCTTTTTAACATTGCTTTCAGCCACTTTGTTTTCTTCAATCTGTGCTTGTGATTTGATGAATCTACTATGTGCTGAAGCATTTTGTGTATCTTGTATAAGCTTAAGTTTATTGAGAGCCGTGTATTCATTTTCTGTATCCGTTTTTGATTTTTGACTATCAACAAGTGCTTGATCATGTACAAGTTTGATTTGTTGTGCAGAGGTTAGGTTCGCTTGCGCTCTACTTTGAGCAGCTTGAGCCCGTAACGCTTCTGTACTAGCATCTTGTTGTATTTGACCTGTTTTGGAACTTGCGATATCCTGCTTGGTTCTTGCACTAGTATTAATATTATTAACGAAATCTTTTCCAATTTCTCCGACCTCCGGAACTGGTAAATTAGGTGTGGAGGCACCACCTCCACCAGTGCCAGAAAGTATAGGATTTAATCCAGCCGCCTTGAGGTCTTTGACTTCTCTTTGATGTGATGTATTGGCAAGTTCTATTTGAGTATCCCTCGCCTTTTTCGCAGAAAAGTAATTGACGACATTTCCTATTATTTGTGACGCAGCTTGTGCGATGCCTTCCCACATGTTTTCTCCTTAAAAATGATCTATTAGTCCAGGTATAGAATACACTGGCATAGGTCTGGTACAGGTTAAATCGAAATAGCTATCAAAGATAAAATGTGCTTTATATTCTTCATTTGTAGCTAATACCCTAGACATAGGTAAATGAGGTTCGATAAAAGTTTGATTTAAGGTTGGTTCGGTACCGAATACTTCTCCAACATGCCATGAATCTAAAGGATTTAAAGCATATCTACGAAACGCACCACTTATCCTAGAAGGATTATAACGATATTCAGCGTACCTTTCTTGATATCCAAAGATTTTATTTGGTAAGAAAGGGTCATTGACCGCAGGGTCTGGATTTTCTACACCTGCATAAATTTCCGCTGTATAGACCTCTTGTTCTCCTAAATGAGCGAGAGCAGGCCAGTAGTAATCGTATTTCGTACGACGACGAAACATTCGATTTATACCTTGCTGATAGGTTAGATCACCTCTGACGTTAGCTAAACCAATTATGATACAATGTTCGGTAAAAGATTTTGTGAAAGTTCCTGCATTATCTGAAGCTATTCCATATGCAGCCAGTGAACCCATTGCAGTAGTATTAGTCTGACTTGTTTGAGCAACGGGATTGATATTAACACGAGTACTAGAACCGCCTAGATATTCAGGTCTTTGTTGCCGAGAATCGGGAGATATTACCCCGAAGTGAGCACGAATAATTTCAGTATACCGAGTTCCGCCACGGGCATCGCGTTCAGCCATTCGTTGAAGTTGAAAAGCTTGTCTTAGAGAATTAATTGTTGAAGCTGTAGCGGCGGATAAATCGGCATACATACCTTGATCAACAGTAGGAGTACCAGAAGCTAATCCGATTACTCTATCTTGATTAGTCATTGCACTATGACCTTGAAAGGCTCCAATATCTTTAAGAGCAGTAGTATAATTCATATTCAATACGCCTGCACTATCATTTGTTAGATATCCTGATTCATTACCATCATAAAACAAGATACCCTTACCTGTACCTGTTACAGGAGCTTTTGAGCCTAGAGGAAGCTGCACAGCAGCGCCTTTTTGTGGCCAGGGTAAACAAGATGTGAAATAATCATGACGTTTACCACGCTTTAGGAGCTTATAGGTTTCAGGATCATCGGGACCATCGTCCAGAGGTACTTCGACCGAGTCTATTAAATTCTGATCACGAAACCATTCGTTATAAATCAAATTATAGGCCCGATATGCAAAGGCATTTGTAGTATAAGGTATTGGTTGAGGAGGAATTCCCATGTAATCGTATATTGAACCCTCTTCTGATGGTTCCCAATCCGTTTTATCTATGATGGGAGTTAGATACGTAGTCGTATCACCTGGATTAGTTTTTTCTCCCATAAAGTTTTTGAAGTGACTCCACAGGAGTCTTAGAGGAACAGCAAAATAAAAGGTATCCAAATATAGATTGTCCATAATTGGAAAAATAGGAGTTGCCATACGAGCAAAAATATTTGCACGCATTTTGAATGTGTCTCCAGGTAAAGCCTCATCCACATAAATAGGGATTAGATAGTCGGCATTAAAGGTGGTTTTGTGTCCATGACTTCGATTGAAAACGCTTCTCGGAGCTGATACTTGAGGAGCTTTTGAGAAATCATGTTGCATAACTGATTTCATATTACTTCCTTCGGAAAAGGTTAATGATAGCGCCGATAATCAGGAAAATTCCCTGTACTACGACGATTATATTTTGATAATCTGAATTAGTTGATATTAACTGCATGGTATCCATTTTTTAGTCCTTTTTTATTTTTATGTTCCAGTTAGCACCATTACATCAAGTAGGTAATGGTGCTTTAGGCTCCGAAGCCTGTGTTTTTGGAATTTCAGGAGTACTGAAAATTCCTAATTTTCTTCCTTCTTCTAAGTTTTTTGGATCATCGATAAATTTTAACAATTTTCCGGGATCATTATTGAATCTTTCCCGGATATATGGATCCAAT